TTCTACGACCAAGTCATCGGCCTCGCCCGTTTGGCTGCACCAGTCCTCCAAACATCAACGGTGTTGAACACCAATGGTGGAGAGAACTTGCAGATTCCATCGCAGGCGCAGTACTCGACGGCAGCAATCGTTGGCGAAGCAACTGCAATCGCAGAATCCGATCCAGTGTTCAACTCGTTCATCACGTTGTCGGCCTACAAGTTCTCGTTCCTTGTTCAGGTCTCGCGTGAAATGATCGAAGATGCTGGCGTGGACATTCTGTCCTTCATCGCAAGCCAGGCTGGAGCCGAACTCGGCTTCCGTGTTGGTTCAGCGTTGACCACAGGAACAGGAACCAACCAGCCGAAGGGCATCGTCACAGCATCGTCTGTTGGCGGTACCGCAGCAGGCACGGCAGTTCTTGCAGGCAACGAACTTATCGACCTCTACTACAGCCTTGATGGTGCAGCTCGCAACCTTCCAGGTGTTGGCTGGATGATGAACGGTAAGACCATCGCTTCGGTTCGCAAGATCAAGTCAACTGACGGCATCTACTTGTTCAGCCCATCGCTGGCGGTTGATGTCCCAGACACCTTGCTCGGCAAGCAAATCTTCGAGAACCCCTCGATGGCCGACCTTGCTACAACAAGCAAGAGCGTCATCGTTGGTCACCTTCCTTCGTACTATGTGCGACAAGTTGGTGGAATCAAGATTGATGTTTCGGATGACTTCGCATTCAGCGCAGACCTCCGCACGTTCCGTTGCACATTCCGTGTTGACGGCAACTTGCCACAAACATCACACATCAAGCACCTCCTCCAGCCATAAGGCTGAAGGGGACTTGATCCCCATAAATCCCCTAGGCTTAGGGTCGCAACGAACACGCAGGGCGTTGCGACCCTATTTCTATTTACCCTGCTACTGCGAAGGAGAAGGAAGTGAAAGATGCTCGTCATCATCAAGGGAACACCAATCGACCTACCCGACCTGGAGGCGACCCTGCTCTTGCAGCGGGGCGTGGCACACTTGCCCGAAGTGGCAGACCTACCAATCCCAATCGACTCAGGACGCTCTGGTATTCCAACGCGCCCTTCACGCACTCCGGCTACGGCCAGCAAACAGCGCAAATCGTCCCAAGGCTCACGCAAGAAGGACACGAAGTAGCGATCCACGCAATGTATGGACTGGAAGGTTCAACATCAATGTGGAACGGTGTCAAGATTTATCCGCGAGGGAACGCACCATATTCCGATGACATCATGGTTGCGCATTGGATGGATTGGGCTAACGGCAACAAAGACATCCCACCAATCCTGATGACTCTGTTTGATGTGTGGGTATTCAAATCTCCATCGTTTGATCTGTGTCCGAACATCGCTTCATGGGTTCCAATAGATCACTCACCTTGCCCAGAGGATGTGTTGCGTTGGTGTGCGCGTCCTAACGTGAAGCCAATCGCGATGTCGAAGTTCGGTGGGCAGATGTTGGATCAGGCAGGCATCGAACACTTCTATGCGCCTCACGGTATTGAACCTGTGTTCAAGCCAACAAAGAAATATAAGAGTTCTAGCGGTGAAGCAACTGGCCGTGAACTGATGGGCATACCTGAAGACAAGTTTGTGGTCATGATGAACGCAGCGAACAAGGGTGCGAACCCTTCACGCAAATCGTTTGGCGAGAACCTGTTGGCGTTCGGCATCTTCGCCAAGACTCATCCTGACGCAGTCATCTATCTGCATGTCGAGCGTGATGGTTCATCTGGTGGGATCAATGTGCTGGATTTGATCAAGGCAGTTGGGCTTGAGGAACATCAGTACAAGATCGTTGACCAGTACGCCTATCGGATTGGGTTCCCGCAAGAGGCTTTGGCTGCGATGTATTCGGCAGCTGACGTGTTGTTGTCTTGCTCGATGGGTGAAGGGTTCGGGTTGGCGGTCATTGAGGCTCAGGCTTGTGGCGTTCCTGTGATTGTTTCGGACTTCACGGCTCAGCCTGAGTTGGTTGGGTCGGGTTGGAAGGTTGATGTGCAGCCGTTCTGGGATGCCCATCAGAAGGCATGGTTCTGCACGCCACAGGTTCCTTCCATCGTGGATGCCCTGAGACAGGCCTACAACGCTCCGAGAGGCGTGGATAAGACCGCTGTGGAGTTTGCCCAAGGGTACAACGCAGACACCGTCTACGAGGCTCATTGGAAGCCAATCATGAAGGAGTTGCATGAATGGTGCCTGTCATCATCATCCCCGTCCTGAACCGGTATGACCTACTGGAACGGTGCCTGCAATCCATTGACTATCCCGTTGAACATCTGATCATCATTGACAACGGCGGCGAGTCCAGCCTGCAATTTTATCCTTGGGTGATTGATAGGCGGCTAGTCAGCAACTATCACGTCTGGTCAATGCCAACCAACCTCGGTGTCGCACCATCATGGAATCTTGGTATCAAAGCAACCCCTCACGCACGAGGCTGGATCATGTTGAACTCGGATGCCTGGTTCAAGCCTGGAGAACTGCAACACTTCTACGATGACTGCGATGACACAATGATTGTTCGCACCCAACACAACTGGTCGTGTGTGTGGGTTGGGCAGGATGTGGTGAGCAAGATCGGTCTATTCTCGGAGTGTTACGTTCCCGCCTACTTCGAGGACAACGACTATGAGCAACGTGCGAAAGCATTCAACATCTCTGTCATGGTTTCGGATGCTGAAGTTGAGCATGACAATTCGTCAACGCTCAAGGCGAATCCTGCGTTTGGCGAGAAGAACAACCGCAGCTTCGCAGACAACAGCAATCTCCACGACTTGCGATGGCGGTCAGGAATACCTGATGCAGGGGCTTGGGATTTGGGTCGACGACGAACACTCGGGTGGGATTGATGCGCGTCTTTGATGGTGTTCTATACAACGGTGAGGCTGATGTTCTTGAGTGTCGTTTGTGGGAGTTGGCTGACACTGTTGATGTCATGGTGATTGTTGAGGGTGACAAGACTTTCACCGGCAAGCCACGCCAACGTGCAGATCGTGAACGGTTTGCCAGGTGGGCTGATCTGATTCATTGGGTGGACTTTGAAACACCAAGACATCACAATCCTTGGACTGTTGAGAAGGCAACTCGTGACCAGTTGTTGGTTGAGTTTGATCGGCTTGGTTGTCAGGCTGATGATGTGATCACTGTGTCGGATGTGGATGAGATTTGGCATCCTCGGATGGTGGACAGTTTTGCTCAGGGTTGGCATCGAGCGATGATGCGGAACTTTGCTTTCAGTGTTCATTGGGAACGCCCGTTGCATTACACGATGATTGGTGGCACTCGTGGGAAGGCTGCTGATTCTTTGGATTGGATGCGCAGATTTGATCGGATCAATATGCCTGTCGCTTTTGGCGGGTTTCATCTTGGTTGGATGGGTGGGGTGGATTGGTGTGTGAATAAGTTGACTGAGTTCTCGCATCAGGAATACAACGTGGGTGACACGCGCACAATGATTGAGGCTTGTTTCGCTGAGGGGAAGTTCATTGATGGTGAAGTGATGAACCAGGTTGAACTTGATGCTGATTGGCCTTGGTGGATTCGCAACGACTTGCATCCTGAGTCGTGGAGGGTGAAGCGATGAGTTTCTTGTTGACGCATTGTTGTTCGATTGAATACTGGGAGAAGTTTGGCAAGCAGTATGTTGCGATGATTGAGGCGATGAACCCTCAACCTGATGAGGTGATCCTTTCATCGTTGGTTCCTTTGCCTGTGCCTTCATCCATTCGGAACATCATCACGAAGGAACTGTTCTGGGATGGTGTCAATGAGGCTGTTGAAGCATCGTCTTGTGATTGGGTTGTACCGGCAGGGGTTGATCAGATCATGTTGCCTGATGCGTTGGTCGGCTTGGATCGTGATTGTGATGTTATCTCGATTGCTGGTCGTACCCAGCATGGGGAATCGTTTCAGGCAAGCCCTGATGGCTATTCAGGTATTTTGACTTCAACAACTAATCCGATGGCAGGCATGACGGTTCTGAGGCGGAATGTTCATTTGGCTTATCCTGCTCGGCGCAGCATGTACAGCGATTGGATTCAGTGGATGGAGTTCCGCAAGGCTGGTTTGCGGGTTGAGTTTGATACCACTCAAAGGTTTATTCATTGGCGGCATCCAGAGGCGGTATCATTTCAACCTCATCCACAAGGTGAGGCTGATGTTGCTTTGTTCCGTACTTTTGTGAACCACTATGAGATTGTGCCTGGTCAAGAGTTTCCACCTGTTGCGGTGAAGTAACATAGGAACACCATGACCATCACCAATGGCTACGCCACTCGCAATCAGATCAAAGCAGCTCTCCGCATTGGGACGGCTGACACCATTGATGACGAGTTGATTGACAACTGTGCTGGGGCTGCTTCACGTCTCATTGACGGATATTGCAACCGCCAGTTCTGGTCTGTTGGTTCTGCAACCAGTCGGGTCTATATGGCTGAGAATGATTTCTATTGCAGC